TGCCATTCATTACTTGTTCAACTAGCCATAATTTTAGTCGAATGTTCAGCAGAAGACGAGGAGGTAACATCATGAATAAAGAAAAGACAACCGAAATTCGACCACACAAATGGTCATCATGGGGTATCGAGATGTACTTTAGAGAACGAGAGGGCAAGACCGAACACGCCTACATCATAGATGAGCAGAAGTGGGCATGGATTGGGATCGAGGGTGATTATGAATTAGTGCCAGTCGACCAACACCCACTCATCGCTCCACTCTTTGCAGACCCCGATGACACGACCTCAATGTACTTTGTGATTGATGGGTCAAGTATAGACAACGGCTCAGACGGGGGAAATATAGAAATACAGTTTCTCGACCAACATGTAAAGACCGAGTACGCCACACTCTGTAAGAGAGTAGGTCAAGAGGAAGATGACCTAGTATCTGAGGGTGATATTAACCGAAGTATATTAAGTGAAATGGGATTCAAGGAAGACGAGGATGGATTCCGACACGTTATACAACTCAACCAACGTCAATTAGGAGAATAATTATGAGCCACCATGCACACGAAGAATCAATGGCAAAACGAGAGGAAGATCGGTTGGAAGAGCTTTATCTACACCAATTGCACCAAGACCATGAGTTTATGGAGGGGGTATATGCCTCAATTGATGACGACAAGGTAAGGCAAGACTTGATTAACAAACATTATTTTGGAGAGTAGATATGAAAATTGTATCGTGGAAGTTAGTAGCCTATGACGAAGATGACAATGAGATTAATGTAGATTGCCATAGGAATCATGTGGCAAATCTTATTGATGACTTTTTAACCGAAGAATATGAGGAGAGTGAAGATGAGTAAAGGAACTAATGAATATGTTGATGAGGAAGACGGCAGACCTTATGAAAAACCTGAACCTGACCCTGATAGGCAGAGAGAGGACGAATTTTATAGACAAGAAGATGAAGTAAAAAAGAAAATAGCAGAACAAATAGAAAAAAATAAAGGGAGGTGGAAAAAATGAATAAGAAACTTAAAGCATGGGATAGCAGTAAGCTAGACCTTGACGCTGACTACGACAGTAAAACCATGCAAGATTGGTTAGCCGTACTGCAAGGCTATGATGTACCTGACGCTGAACCAAACAACAGAGCGTATGCTGAGGCAGTCAGGTATGGACTTAAAGCATTACAAAAAAGGAGAGACAAGTAATGAAATTTGATAGCGATTCATTAGACAAATATTGTCAAGATACATTTGGTCATACTAATTGGGAATTTATTGAAACCAAGCCTGATCATTTAGACGGCTCTGTAGTTGTAAAGTTTAATACAGAACCACTAAAAGAGAATGTGCAAAAAGACCCTAGTTTTCCGTGGTGGGACATGTGGGGTTCAATGACTGTTGATGAGGACTTTGAGGGTATGCACCCTAATAAACTTATTGACTTTCACATCTATCGTGAAGAAGACGACACCAAACATATTATATTTTATGGTTGGGACAAAAAGCACCAACAGACCGATACACAAAATGTGATTGGTCATTATCAACTTGTAAACATGGAGAGTGAAGATGAGTGAAGAAGATCTGTTTTGGTACATACCTGAAGTGTTAGCACCTCAACCAAGAAAGACAAAAGAGAAAGCATGATAATGAAGATAAAAAGGGGTAGCTAGACCATTGGCTACCTTTTTTTAATCGCTCTATGGCTCTTATATGAAGCCAATTTAATAAGTTTAAACAAAGAAAAGGGCAATAAATGAAAAAAACGAAAAAACAATTGATGATTATATAGGGGAGGTAAAGTAATGACTTACAAAGAAAAGTATGAAGAACTGTGTGATTTAATCAAGGGCGATAGTCCTAATTGGACGCACGAAGAAGTTTTAGAAAGACTTGGAGACCAAGTGGACGCATTAATTAAAAAGGAGAACGACCATGAGTAGAAAAGAATTTTTTGATTGGTTAAATACATGCCCATCACATAAATGGGAAATAATAACAGATGAATTTGGTACTACAAGAATACTATTTACTTATGAGGAGAATGAATAATGGAAAAAGAATACAAAGAGTGGCTTAAAAAACCTAGTGTACCACCTCCAATGTGGTTACATAAATGCTATGGGTGTGGTCGCAAAACTATATGGACTGACTATGATAAATGGGGACGAAAAAATATAACAGAGAATGATGAAAGTAAATGGGCAGAAAAATTTCAAACTTGTGATTTTTGTAAAAAGGAGAATGGTCATGACTAGATGCAATGATGGGTTTTGGTTAGGAACAGGATTATTAATTGGTAGTCTTGTAGGTATGGGATTGTTACATATCTATGAAACTTACCGAGAGAATACCACACCTAGCGAGGTGGTATGCAGTAAAGGTATGGCATTTGAACAATCAAGTTTTGGTACGAGTGTCTATTTAAAAACCGAGACCGAGTGTCTTGATACAGATATTATTATAGGAGAGTGAAGATGAAAACATTTATTGTACACATAAGGCAACACTTTGAGGACAAATTTATTAATGCAGTTGATAAAGATGAAGCCGAGGATTATGTAAGGAATAATACGGGGTGGGGTGAACCCATTGATATTGAAATTGTAGCAGAGGAGACTTCTGTTAATACTGGTGGTGTAAACATTATTGATATTGAAATTGTAGCAGAGGAGGAAAAGTAATGTTAGAACATATATCACATGACGCACTTACTCACGTTGTGAGTACAGAAAAACCCATAAGAGGTAGAGCAAGAAAAGAATATCCTTATGATGGTCGTCAACATGCTAAACATAAAGACTTTTTTCAAAACGAAGATGAGTCTTATACTATTAGATATTATGGGGAAGAGATTTTAAAAATACACAAAGGAAATATTTTAGAAGTTGTTACGAATTATTTCAATCAAGGAACAAAAACAGTCTTAAACTATTTTCATAAGAGAGCGTTTCACTATAGAGAGATAAGAAACTCTAAAATACATGGGGGATTAATATATGAGTCGTGGAAGCGAGATTTAAACTATCAGTATCATCGTAAAGATAAAAGCTCCCAAATAGTATTACCTTTACGAGTTGGCATGAGATTTAATATGCTGACAGATACAGTTGTAAAGGGGTATGAGTATGATGTCATTGCACGAAAACTTAATCGCAAAAAATCTATTAAGTTGTTAAATGAAAAAGAAAGTTTGTTTTTACGCAACAAAGTAATGATGAAAACAATACCTCCAATTAATATAGTTAAGGATATAAAAGACGCTATTAAAAGACTTGAAAATGATAGTTGCAGTAACTATTCAAGAAGTAAGTATGCTGATGAATCTTATAAGCAAGAGGATATATATAATCTTGTAATTAATTTGATAGCACAAAATGAAAACTTAGTTGATTACAATGGGATAAGGTGGGTGTCTGCTGAAAACTTAATGAATGGGGCAAATGCAATAGGTATTGATACACTTTGTAAATGGAGTACAGATTGTTTAAAAGAATATCTAAAGGAAAAGTATAATCTTTATGATGTTACTAAAAAACAACCTTGTGAGAATAGATACTTTACTTCTAATAAGAGAATAAAATTTATAATGAGGGGAAACAACAATGAAGTATAAATCACCAATGTTTGATGAGAACAATAAACAGCTGAGAGAATCACTAACATCATCTCATGTACTTAATGGTTTAGCTAAAGAGATGTGTTTTAGATTTAACCTTAAAGTTATAGGGGCAACAAGAACAAGAAACCCTTGGAGTCAAGATATAGAAATTGATGATGGCTTTGATATTGCTGATACTTATAATGAGGATACTAAGTCCAATAGAATAGCTTATATACTAGGTAAAGAGGGATTTCCTTTAGGGTTTATATCTACATTTTATAGCCAAAGGTACGACTGTGAGCAGTTTGTTTATTCTCAACATACTGAGTCTAGGGAGTCTGCTACAAGTATAAGAGAAATAAAATCAAAGTCTATGAATACTCTTTTGAGTAGAGTTAAAAAATATTTTTACAACAAAGGGGATGAACAACACGCAATAGAATCTTCAAAATTAATGTCCATTGGATACTATGCATTAGGAAAGGTAATAGACAATATAGGTTCTCCAAAAAATACTCAGGGAAAACTTGATAGGTTATTCCAAAGCCTTGCTCAATCAGCTCACAAAGAAATGGCGAACCATATTTTTAGGGGAACAAGTATGTCTCAAAAAACTATAGATGAAGTAAAGAATCTACTTGAGAGACAAGATGAGTTACATACAAAAATAGAGGATTTAAAATCTAATCAAAAAAATATACTTGCGAAACCTTTGTATGTTTTAGCGTATAATAATAATTTACCTAACCTGTATTATATATCTAAGTTAAATGTAACAGTTGGTGAACAAACAAATAGACCCATTTACAAATCAGGTTATGAGTCTGATGTTTTTCTTGATGACATAAGTAACTCTAAGTTTTCTGAGATTTTAAAATCTAAACTTACTATGTGGTTAGCGTCAAGAGAGAATATATGTGAGGAAGGTATAAATACAACGACTAAGTATGATAAATGCCAAGGCTCTCTATATCATATGCGAAAACAATCAAGTTTTCACAGTAGTAGCGAAGGAATATATGATGAACCTTTAGGAATCCATGTTGTGAGTCATAGAAATGGATATAATAAATTAATAAATATGGAGTACCTAATATTTCAAGATGTTGACTGACAAGCTAGAACCCTTACCTCACTTTAATATGACAGAATATATTAGAGTGCCTGTTTTTAAACGACGAGATGAGTATATAGTTTACTTAGCAAATAGCTATCGTAGAATATATACTCTACTCACACTTCCCTTATACATTAGCTCAAAGATAACAATAGCTAACTGTCTTACTTCTACAAACCTACCCCTAAATAACTCATTAGATAGAGCTTCATTGTTTATGTGTCCAACCAATGGAGGAGATAAAGATACTTGTTGGAGAGCAAGTGATGATTGGTATATAGTAATAATTCACAGAAATGATTTTGAAGATTTGTATTTACAGGGAGAAAAAATTGACACCCGAAAAGAAAGTAAAGATTAAAGTAAAAAGTATATTAGACAAGCTAGGTGCTTATCATTGCATGCCTGCAACAGGTGGCTATGGTGCTAATGGAGTACCTGATATCATTGCTTGTTACAAAGGATTATTCGTTGGTATAGAGTGCAAAGCCAATGGAGGTAGACCTACTGCACTTCAAAAAAAACACCTCAAAGATATTAAAACTTCCAAAGGATTCTCAATAATAATTGACGAACATAATATAGATATGCTAGAGTCGTTATTACACCAACTATAATAAAGATTAATGATGACCACGAACGAACACCTGACAGACTGTCAGGACTCTGAACAAGACCTCGTAAACAGTCCACCCCATTATACTAAGGGTATTGAGACAATAGAAATTATTCGTGCTAAACTAACAGACCAAGAGTTTAAAGGGTATCTTAAAGGTACGATAATGAAATACAACACACGAATAGGATTAAAAGGCTCGAAGCAAGATGAGATAAATGACGCAGGGAAAATGAGATGGTATGCACAAAAATTAGAAGATTTGTTAAGCGAAAGTGTAAGCATAGAAAGTAATGAGCGACACCAAGCACTTGATGATGTAGCTGATGAAATACTTAATGGAAAATATTGTGTTGGTGGAACTTGCGAAGACTAAGAGAGAACTGGTATCATACGCTAGGCAACTAGCATGATACCTAATTAATAATTTAGGGAGAGAGCAATGCCATACTTAGATATAGAAAAGCAAAGAAAGGCTCAGAGAGAATATTACTATCGTAACAAAGAAGCTGTTCAAGCAAGAACAGAGGAGTGGAGAAAAAATAATCCTGAACGTAACAAAGAACATAAAGCTACTTACATAAAAAATGACCCTGAAAGAAGAAAAGCACAAAGTGTATTAGCTTCTGTTAAATTTAGAAAAAATAATCTTGAACATTGTAGAGAGTACAACAGGCAATACAAAAAAGATAATCCTGATGTTCTTTTAGCAGTTAAAGCAATAAGACGAGCTAAAAAAGCAAAAGCATATAGTCTTTTGTCAAAGGAAGAAAAGCTTAAATGTAAAAGTTTTTATACTGAGTCACAAAAACTCAGCAAAGAAAATGAGGGAAAAACAAAATATGTAGTAGACCATATTGTTCCTATTTCAAAAGGAGGAAAACACCACCCAAACAATTTACAGGTAGTGCCTGACTTATGGAATATGCACAAAGGAAATAAGCTATGGGGTAAATATAAATATAAAGGAAAAATATGAAAGAAGCAGAAAAAGAAAACGCAGTTAAACTGATTAAAGAATGGCAAGAGAAACGACCAAACTTTAGTCGGACTAAATTAGCTGAGGCAACAGGGGTAGCATACTCCACCTTACTAGAGTTTAATAAACAAGGACTAATAGAATTACCTGAGAAGAGGCATACTAATAGAAAAAACACTTCATGGGGTAGACTAGGAATACCAAAAGAATGGCAGACGAAATAGACAGCGCTAATGATGAAATGAATGCTCGACTTAAGTTTACTCTTAAGTCAGTAAATACTTCAATAGAAAATAATGAAACAGGTAAATGTATTTGGTGTGGAGTAAAAGTAAAAGATAAAAGAAGATGGTGCTCTGCTCAATGCAGAGACGAACATACTTCAACTTATAAATTATGAGCTTTAAAACAGAACAACGAAAAGAAAGAATCTGCCACAAATGTGGAGAGCCTGCAACCTACTTCTATAAACATTGGTGGTGTGGGCATACACGGGAGCTACAAGGCTTTTGCAAAAACGAGAGGAAAAAATGAAACACATTGTTACCATAGATTTTGAAACATTTTATGATTCAGGTTATGGGTTAAGAAAGTATACCACCGAACATTACATTAGAGACCCTCAGTTTCAAGTCATTGGGTTTGCTATTAAGGTAGATGACTCCTCAACTAAATGGTACTCAGGTACTCACGAAGAACTCCAAGAAGTTTTAAATACCTATAACATCCATGAGTGTGGACTTGTGGCTCACAATATGCAGTTTGATGGAACTATACTTGCATGGGTATTTAATATAATACCCGAAGTATACATAGATACATTATCTATGGCACGGGCTATACATGGAACCAATGCTGGTGGGTCGTTAGCATATCTTGCTGAGAGATATAATTTAGGGAAGAAAGGAACAGAGGTTCTGGACGCAAAAGGTAAACGACTAGAAGATTTCTTACCCCACGAATTGCATGGTTATGGGGGCTACTGCAAAAATGATGTTGAACTTACAGCAAAACTATTTGCTATTCTTTACCACTCTTTTCCTTCAGATGAACTTAAACTTATAGACTTAACTTTAAGAATGTTTATTCAGCCTTTATTAAGTGTTGATGATGGACTTCTTATTACAAGATTAGATGAAGTTAAGACTGAGAAGAAAGCTTTACTTGGGTCATTAATGAATAAATTAGAGTGTGAAACTGAGGAAGATGTTAGAAAGAAGTTAGCAAGCAACAAACAATTTGCTGAACTATTAGAAGAACAAGGTATTGAAGTACCCTTAAAAATATCTCCTACAACTGACAAAGAAACCTATGCCTTAGCTAAAAATGATTTAGGTTTTATAGAATTATGTGAACATGAAGATAGCTTTATTCAAGAGCTATGTGCTGTAAGACTAGGCACAAAATCAACTATGGAAGAATCTCGGATTGAAAGATTTATAGATATAGGTTCTCGTAACAAAGGATTACTTCCTGTGCCATTGAGATACTATGGGGCACATACAGGCAGATGGTCAGGCTCAGATAAAGTAAACTTTCAAAACTTACCGAGTCGTGATGTCAAGAAGAAGGCATTAAAGAATGCAATACTCCCACCTGATGACCATGTAATATTAAATGTAGATTCCTCACAAATCGAAGCTCGTATATTAGTATGGCTCGCAGGTCAAAAAGATGTAGTAGAACAATTTAGAAAAGGAGAAGATGTATATTCTAACTTTGCGTCTAAGGTATATAACAAGAAGATAGATAAAAGAAATAAGGTCGAACGCTTTGTTGGTAAGACTTGTATACTAGGATTGGGATATGGTACAGGGTGGAAGAAATTACAACATACTTTAGAAACTCAACCTCCTGGGGCTAAGTTATCAGATTTGGAATGCCAGAACTTAGTGAAAGTATATCGTCAATTAAATCATGAGGTGATAGATTTATGGAGCGCAGCAGACCGAGCATTAGAAGATATAGCAGTATGGACAGAGGGTAAAGCACCTTATTATTTAGGCAATCATAAAGTTCTTAAAGTTACAAAAGATGGAATTCAGCTACCAAATAGCCTATACCTCAGGTACCCTGACCTTGAGAAAGACGTGTCAGGAGCTCGCAGTGAGTTCGTTTATAAGTCAAGACGAGGAAAAGTTACTGTTTGGGGAGGTTCTATAGTTGAAAATGTAGTTCAAGCGTTAGCTAGAATTGTCATTGGAGAACAGATGATTGAGATTAATAAGAAGTATAGACCCATACTTACAGTACATGATGCTATAGTATGTATTGCCCCTAAGACAGAAAGTCAAGAGGCTTTAGATTTTATTATGAAACAAATGTCTATACCACCTGAGTGGGGTAAAGACTTACCCATAACTTGTGAGGGAGGTTACGCAGATAACTATGGAGACTGTTAATCAACTACTAGATATTGATACACATGAAATAAAATCTAAAATATTAGAGTATAGGGAGCTATGGGAACCTCGCAGTAAAGATTACCCTTTTTA